TTTCTTGTGCTGGATCCCGTCAAACATCCTCCTAACACTCACCGTAAGACTGAGAGCCCTGTGGACCTGGATATCCTCCAAGGTCTCATAGGCAGACAGAGAGGCGAGCGTCGACGGTGCTGAATCGTTGGGATCATAATCGGCTGCAAGCCAGATCCCTCCGGGTGTTGTAGTCACTGCGTTCGAAGGAACATAGTGAAGACAACACTTACGGAAGCGGTACTTCTCCCAACCAAGGCTGCGTTGAGCAAGCCATGGGAAGATAGACATCCCCGGGTTAAGGGGATACTTCACCGCAGAAAACGAGATAGACCCGTTGACATCGCCAATGAGCTCGTGGTTCCGTATCCGTGTGACGTTACCCGAGACCGCTTGTAGAGACGGTCTCGATGACGCGACGGAATAAGACCGGGCAATTGGGGCTGGTTCTGAACGAATCAGGGAACCTTGCTGGATTGCATTCGCAAGACGGCGTGATTTGCGCGTCTTGCGGGAGGGCCCAGCTTTCCCCCCCATTGGGTTTTGTGCTTTTCGCATGGAGCCACAGTTGCACTTCTGTGGACTGTTCATCTGAGTACCTCGGACGGTCCCAGGATAGAGTGGTTACCGGTGTTGCTTAGCTTATCAACACTTTAACCGACCAGCCTCGCATGGTCGGCGATAACCAACTCCTCAAGCGGTGTGATTCCGCCTCCAGGAGCGTCCAAGAGCGCCGTGCAGTCTCTCGGCATTTTGTTTAGCACGTAAGTATTTACAGAATCCTAGAGACCAGACTACCTCCCCAGGCAGTCCGGCCACAGAACGGGTTGGGAGTGACCCTAGGACTCAAACGATTTGGGCTACGCCAGTCAGAAAAGCTGACCAACGCGTACTCAGACCCACTTCTCTCCCAATGAGGGTGGTGTTAGGAAGAGTAAGAAAGGAGATAAGGCACAAGGCCAAACTCTCCATTCAACGACAACATCTGCGCCCCTTTAGGGGGGTGCCGCCGGTTCTCTTCCATGGCAACCACCTCTCGCACTGGATCAATCATATGATCCGAAACCTCTCGCAGCTCGCGACCACAGGGCATGGGCCGAACACAGGGTTGTAGATACGGATACTTCCTTCGAAGACCCGCAATCCACTCCCTCTGTCTCTCGGAAATGAAGAACTCAAATCCGGGGACGGCATCGACTCCCATGCCTCCTGACGAAACTGGCAAAAAGAGGTTCCTCCCACGTGCCTCCTTGCGAAGTGCGTCCCGATGTAAAGCAAGGTAAGAGGACAAAACCTCAACCTGCTTACCAATCCATGCTCCACTGACAACTTCATTGATGACAGAGGAGACAGGACTGGATGTAGAAACATCATCGGAACCCACTTTACCCATCACTTTGTGGTTTCCAAAGAAAAGACCAACATTCAAGAATCCAATCACCTTCGGTGACGAATTCTCTTGATCCAAGTCGTAGTGCACGCTGACAGAATTAATGTTAGCATACTTACGATGAATGTAGGCCTTTCCAGGGCTCATAGCAAGACCGATATGTCTACCGATCTCGGTATGTAGCTCCCACTCCCGTTCGGTCCCGATGTAAATCATATCATCACCGTTAATTAAGACGGCTTTGAGCAGATCTGACACCGAGGCCTCCGGGCGAGTTATAGCCCTGACCACAAGGTAAAGTGCAAGATTAGCA